CTGTCCTCGCAAGATAAAGAGCGGTTGAAGGAAGCTCGTGAGCGTCAGGAGCGCGAACGAGGCATAACGCGAGCGGGCGCGGAACGTCCTCAACAACATGGCGCAGGAGAACGAAGGCGCGATCTTCAACCGTTGGCCCATCCACCATGAGCCGCTTCGCGCCGACGCCAAGAACGTCGTGCCCGTCATCGACGCCTTCCTCTCCACCCTCGGAGGCACCAATGGCAGTGAGCCGACGGACGAGATGGTCGAGGCGGCGGCGGAAGCCGCATACGAGGAGCATTGGAGGTTGCGGAATAGCCGTGACAGCCGATGTCCGTGGGCGAAGCTGGGTCCGGCCAAAGCGCCATGGCTGTTAGAAGCCCGCGCCGCCCTCACCGCCGCCCTCGCAGCTCTTGAGCGCACGCATGTCGTGGTGCCGAAAGAAGCAAATACTGCGATGATTGCCGCTGCTCGACGTGCTGAGCACGACGCCAAGTTTCCCGGCAAATCGCCCACTGAGCACACATGGACGGGCACGGGAGCGGCCGTTGTCGCCAAAATGTACCGCGCCATGCTCGCCGCCGCCACAGAGGACAAGCCATGACCACCGACACCCGCCCTGGCATCATCGACTGGGCCCTCGACTTGTGCGATCACGTCGCGCTCCGCTCCCGCGACCCGTCGACCAGGGTCGGCGCCGTGATCATGCGACCGGACAAGACCATCGCCAGCGTCGGCTACAACGGCTTTCCTCGCGGCACCCGCGACGACGCCGAGATCTACGCCGATCGACCGCGCAAGTACGCCCGTACGGTCCACGCCGAGATGAACGCAATCCTGACGGCGCGCGAGCCTCTCGTCGGCTACAGGCTCTACGTCTCGCCCCTGCATCCGTGCTCGCAGTGCGCAGCCGCCATCATCCAGGCCGGCATCTCCGAGGTGATCTACCGCATCCCCGACATGGACGACGAGGCCGAGAGGCGCTGGGAGGCCTCGTTCGCCGAGGCGCGCCAGCTCTTCGCCGAGGCCAACGTGAATGCCGTGGGCTTCCCTCGCCGTTGACGACGCGGTTGCCAGTGTGACATGATTCGTTGCCGTTCTGCTGAAGGAGCAGTGCCAATGGCCATCAGGCGCCAGAAGACCAAATTGCCCGTCATCGGCGGGCACGCCGTCACGATCGTCCGCCACAAGCTGCGCCGCGAGATCGCAAAGCGCACCGGCTTGCCGATGGCCGACATCCCGCGCCAGGTGCGCCTCGAGACGGTGCCGCTCAAGTACGCACCCGTCATCAACACCGGCAAGGACTACGCTGAGCTGAGGCGTCAGGCGTCGATGACACGTTGGCAGCGCCTGGCCGACAAGATCTCGAGGCTGGTCGGCGGTGGCGATGACGCCGTGAGGGTCGGAGCATGAAGCGCATCGCTCTTTTCGCTGCGCTGGCCGTTGCCATTTCGGCATCGGCCGCTTTCGGCCACGACATCTACAGCAAGTTCTACGAGGGCGGCGCGCCCGGCCTCGGACGCTGGTGCTGCTCGGGCGACGAGGAGGGCAAGACGGGCGACTGCGCGCCGGCCACCTACGAGATCCGCCCCAACGGCGACGCCGTCATGGAGAGCCGCCGCTACCCCGGCAAGAAGATCCTCGTCGCCAAGCACCGCATCCTATGGATGTCGATCCCCGGCGGCGAGAAGTACGAGGCCCACTATTGCGGCATCCCGCGATACGCCAGCAGTACGCCACCCAACGACGACGATCCGGATCTCGAGTTCATCACCTACTGCGCTGCGATCGTGCCGGGAGGCGTGTGATGGAGGTGCGCACGTACATCTGGGGGCAGGACCGAAACGAGCCGCATCTGGCGGCGCACGCCTACGAGTGTGAGCCTGGCGACATGACGGCGCCAATAGGGGCCATGTGCTGGCGCGGCTGGAACCGCTCTGGCGTCGGCTTCTCGATTTTCCGCGGCGTCGTGACCGGAGGTGTTTGCGCTGTTTGCGCTCGGCACTGCACGAAGCCGGGCGCAACAAGTCGGAGATCGCGCGTCAGTTCGGCGTCACGCCGACGCGCGTCAGGCAGATTCTTGGAGGCGTCGATGCTCGATAAGCCGATGCTTGGTCGATCAAAGTACGAGCGGCCAAAGGGCGATTTTTTCCCGACACCCGACTGGTGTACCGAGGTGCTCCTGCGCCATTTCACGCCGGCCGGAATGGTCTGGGAGCCCGCCTGCGGCGAAGGGCACATGTCTCGCGTCATCGAGCGCAAGGGGCACTTCGTCTTCTCCACGACGCTCTACGACCAGGGCTACGGCCACGGGCGCGACGTGGACTTCCTGGCGGAGAAAGAGCCCATGTCGGGCATCTACTCCATCATCACGAACCCGCCCTACAGCATCGCTGACGAGTTCGTCGAGCACGCCATCAAGCTGATGAGGGCCCGCGGCGGCGCCGTCGCCATGCTGCTCCGCAACGAGTGGGACTGCGCCTCCAGCCGCCGCCACCTGTTCATGCCATCCGCCTGCTTCGACACGAAGATCGTCCTGACCAAGCGCCCGCGCTGGATCGAGGGAAGCAAGGGCAGCCCGAGGCACTCATACGCCTGGTACGTCTGGGATTTCGGTCTCATGCGCGGGCGCTGCCGCATCATCCACGACCAGTGAGGATAGGCCCATGCGTACGCTCGTCGCCTACTGTGTTCTGCTCTGCTTCGTCCTGGGCGCGACGGCTGCGCGATCCGAAGACAAGATGGAGTGCCGCCCGCTTGCGGCGGCCCTGGATGGCCTGATGACCGCCGCACCCCGCGCCGGCGCGACGCCAATCCCGCTGACGGGCCCGCGCGCCGAGGCCTTTCTCGAGGCCATGAACGCCGAGCCGCCGGAGACCAGCATCAAGTCGAGCTTGGTCCTCGTGATCCTGCTGCAGGACGGCACGTCGATGGTCTTCGTCCGCCAGGGCGACGAGCTGTGCGGCTATTGGGGAATGGGCATCGCCGCCACCGAGCGGGCCCTGAAGAGGGCGGCCGGGGCCTCGAAGTCGTGAGAGAGCACCCGAGCGGGCGCCCCGTCCGCAAGGATGTCGTGAAGACGCGCCCGCGTCCGATCGGGACGTACATGGAACCCGTCGTCGCGCGCCTCGCAACGCCGACGACGCAGCTCGCCGGTGGGGCGGGCTTCCCGATCAATCCGAGCTATGATGAGTATTGGGAGCTCCGGAGCAAGCCTTCCGGACATCGATCCTGACTTTTTGGCATCGCTGCCGATCGAGCAGCGCGCGGCACTGGATTGGCAACTCCGGTGGCGCACGTCCGCGCGCGTCAACCAGCTCGCGCCGCCCGGCAACTGGTCGATCTGGGGCGTCATCGCCGGCCGCGGCTACGGCAAGACGCGCCTGGGCGCCGAATGGGTCGGCGAGATGGCCTGGTTCAACCCAGGCACGATCACGCACGTCGTGGCGCCCACCTACGCCGACATCGACGGCGTCTGCTTCGGCGGGCCCTCGGGCCTCATCAACGTCATCCCGCGCGAGCTGATCGCCGAGTACAACAAGACCGACCAGATCATCAAGCTCAAGCAGGGCTCGCTCATCCGTGGCTTCTCCGCCGAGAAGCCAGACCGCATGCGCGGCCCGCAGTGTCACTTCCTGTGGGCGGACGAGCTCGCCGCGTGGCAGTACGCCAGCGCCGCGTGGGACATGGCCATGTTCGGCCTCCGCCTGGGCGATCACACGCGGGCCATCTTCACGACCACCCCGCGCCCGATCCCGCTCGTGACGGAGATGCTCAAGCGCTCCGAGCAGAAGAACTCGTCCGTGCTCATCACGCGCGGCACGACCTACGAGAACCGAGCCAACCTCTCCAAGAACTTCTTCGACGAGCTGATCACGAAGTACGAGGGGACGAACCTCGGCAGGCAGGAGCTGAACGCCGAGCTGATCGACCCGGAAGAGGCTGGCATCGTCAAGCGCTCCTGGCTGCGCCTCTGGCCGGCGAAGCGGCCCCTGCCCGAGTTCGAGTTCATCGTCGTCAGCCTCGACACCGCCTTCACCGAGGAGACGCGTGACAAGAAGACGGGCGAGCGCGACCCGACCGCATGCACCGTCTGGGGCCTGTTCCGCGAAAACGGCCTGGACGGCCTCATGCTGCTCGACGCCTGGGAGGACTACTTGGGCATGCCCGACCTCCTCAAGCGCGTCCCCGAGGAGATGAAGATCCGCTACGGCGAGCAGGACCAGCCCCTGATCCGGCCTCTGTTCGGCTCCACCTACGTCGGCGAGAAGGGACGCAAGCCGGACTGCCTGATCATCGAGGACAAGGGCTCCGGCATCAGCCTGCGCCAGATGCTCGAGCGCGAGGGCATCCACGCCTACGCCTACAACCCTGGCAGGGCCAAGAAGATCGAGCGCCTGCACGCCGTCAGCCACCTGTTTGCAAACGGGATGGTGTGGATGGTAGAATCCGAGAAGCACCCCGGCAGGCCGCGAACATGGGCCGAGCCGCTCATCGCGCAGCTCTGTGCGTTTTCGGGCGAAGGCTCGACCGAGCACGACGACTTCGTCGACTCAACCACACAGGCGCTGCGCCTCATCGTCGACCGAAACATGGTGAGCGTGCGCCGGCCTCGACAGCCCGATGCACCGCCTCCACACGAGAAGCCGGTGCAGAACCCCTATGGCTGACGCGCGCAAGGTACTGGGCGGCCTCTCTGCCCTCGTCAAGGGCAAGCACTCCACCGTGAAGGTGCCCGGCCTGGGCGAGATCGCAGCCGACCGCATCCCGGCGATCGACGCCGCGGCCGAGAGCTACATGCGCCGCGCCGGCCGCGCCGGCGAGCATCGCATCGACGAATACCCCGAACACAATCCGGAGCTCGCCGCGCGCATCGCGCAGGCCTATGACGCGATGCGTCATGCGCCGAACGATCCGGAGGTCAAGCGCTCCTACGACGCCCTCATCCAGGAGACCGTCGACCAGTACAAGTCGCTGAAGGACGCCGGCGTCGACATCCGCTTCCTGAAGGACGGCATGTCCGACCCCTACGCCGCCTCCCCGACCCTCGGCTACGTCGACCTGCAGAAGAACGGGCGCCTGTGGGTGTTCCCGACCGAGCAGGGCTTCGGCACGCTGAACGATGTCTCGGACAATCCGCTGCTGAAGCGCGTCGGTCGTGTTGGCGATTTGGAAAACGCCACTGCCAATGACGCTTTTCGCGTTGTCCATGACCTCTATGGGCACTTCGGCCCCGGCAACCCATTCTTCCGCGCGCCCGGCGAGGAGCGCGCCTGGCTCGCCCACAGCCGCATGTACTCCCCCGAGGCGCGCGGCGCGATGACGTCGGAGACCCGCGGGCAGAACTCGTGGGTGAACTTCGGCCCGTTCGGCGAGCAGAACCGCAAGGCGTCCGGCGCCGACACCGTCTACGCCGACCAGAAGGCCGGGCTCATGCCAGAGTGGACGATGAAAGCGGAGGGAAAGGCCCGCGGCGGCCTGGCGACGCTCGCCAAGGGCGGGCAGCCCTCCGAGGAGGACGACCGGGCCCTACTGGAGAGCATGAGCCCTGGCGGCCCCCGCTACGTCGCCGGCGACAAGGCCGACGGCGAGGGCTTCGACCGCGCCCGCAAGAACTACCAGCGCTTCCCCAAGGCGACTGGCGAGATCTCCGTGCGGCCGGAGACGCTCCGCGGCGCGCTCGCCACGGCGCTCTCCGGCGACAGCCGCATGTCGCCGGCCAAGGCTCGCTTCGTCGAGGGCCTGACGGGCTCGACGCCGGCTGGCGGAGGCCTCGGCGTGGGCCTGGCAGACTTCGTGCCGGGCCTGGGCGCCGGCCTGACCGCCAGCGACGTCGCCAACAGCGACGCGCCTGTGCTCGATGCGGCTATCGGCGCCGGCATGCAGGCGGCACCCTTCGCCGGGCCGCTGGTGCGCGCCGGCAAGGCCGCGGCCACCTCGAAGGCGGGCAAGGCTGCGATCGGCGCTGCCGCGGCCGGTGCTGCAATGTCACCAGACGATGCTGAAGCGGGCATCGGCGGCCTTCGCAACTCGATGTGGGGCATCGGCAAGAACTTCACGATCAGCGACCGCTGGGAGCAGCAGCTCCGCGAGGAGGGTAAGCGCTCCCTCTGGCGCGACCAGGGCGTCTACAAAGGCAGAGACGGGCTGTGGCGCTTCGAGATCGATGACAGCAAGTCGAAGATCAGGGATCTTCCATCAGTCGGCAAAGCGAGGAAATTTACGGATTATATTGATCACCCGGATCTTCTCAATGAGTATCCGGAGTTCAAGAACGTTGATGTTCATTACAATCCAGACAGCGGCAATTACGGTGGTTTTTACAGCACTGGTCCTGGAACAATACTTGGAGATATTCACATCTCCAAGGAGAATTACGCCAGCGATCCTGAGGCATTCAAAAGGATCCTCCTGCATGAGGCCCAGCACGGCATTCAGCAGAGAGAGGGCTTCATCCCTGGCGCCAATAAGGCGTGGGCCGGTCAGCAGATGATGGAGCAGATCCGCAAGGGCGCTAACCCCGGAAGGCGCAGCCCTCTCGACCCTCCGCTGAGCCAGGATGCCATCGAGATGTTCCAGCACCTCGACAGCAGCATTGGAAACCTGCCGGAGAGCTGGCGCGACAAGCTCGACTACGAGGCCTATCTGCGTAACTACGGAGAGACTGAGGCGCGTAACGTCGAGTGGCGCCGCGACTTCACCCCAGAACAGCGCCGAGACTTCAATCAGCACCCAGAAGACACGGCCAGCATCGCCGTCGACAGCACGATCGACCCCAAGGCCGCGCCTGAGAAAAACTTTACGGCCTACGAGACGATGATCCAGGAGCTGGCCGCGCAACGAGCCCGCGAAATGGGCAGAAAGCCGCGCTTCGCTGATGGCGGCGGCGTCGAGGCCAAGAGCGCGCTCGACGAACTTCTCGAACTGGCTGGAGGCCAACCATGAAGCGTCCCGGTCTCGCATGCCTCGCTCGCGGCGGGCAGCCACAGATCCAGCGCGAGGGCGAGCGCATCGCGTCGCGCACGGCCATGCGCCCCGAGGACAAGTACCTCGACAACGCGGGCAACCGCTACCTCGTGCCCAACTATGACGCTCTCGTTGCAGGGCGCCCGGTCGGCGGCGACGGTCTGAGCCAGGTCATCGACCCGCGGGCCATGCGCGGCTTCGCCGACGGCGGCGAGGTCGAGGGCTGGGGCGGCGTCGACCCGTGGGGAGGCAACGTTGCCGACGCCATTTCGCAGGGGATGGCCGACCTCAACGCCATGGGCTGGGGCGGTGGCGGCGATCAGGGCGGCATGATCACCGATCCTAACGATCCCGCGGCGCAGTACGAGCCGGGGATGGTCAGTTTCGACCCCGAGCAGTCCTATCAGGAGTGGGCTGCGACGGAGGGGCAGAACTACGACGCTTTCGGCAACTACGTGGGCGGCTCGGATGTCACGGGTAGCTCTTCCGTCGGCGGGTTCGGCATGTTTGGCAGTACGCTTGGTGGGCCGCTGTCGTCCGGCCTCCCCAGCGCCGGCATGAGCGCCCCGACTGCGTCGATGCCGCAGGATGCCGCCAAGGCCGGCGCGCCGGCTTCAGGCCCGTCCTTCGACGAGAACGGGATCCCGCAGACGGCGCCCACGGAAAGCGTCCTGGCGAGCCTGTCGATGTCGCTCGACATGCCCTATGCAAGCCAGCCGGAGGACAGCCAGCGCGACCCCTACGCGGACGCTATGGGCCCGATCGCCGCCGGCCACTTCGGCATCGACGGCGTTGTGGGAGGAGGCGTGCCGAGCGCGCCCTCTTACGAGGTGCCCGGCTACGTCGGCGCCACATCCCCCGCGCCCAATGCTCCGGCCATGGATTGGCAGGACTTCGCGCCGGATGTGCGCGGCATGCCCAGCATGGCCGCCTTCGGCACGACCCCGTACGGCGGCGGGGCTCTGGGCCCGATGTCGCAGAAGGATGCTTTTCTCGCGGGCTTCATGCCTGGAGCCGTTGGCGCCAGCAGGGCGACCGGCATCGAGTCCCGCATCATCGGCGCGCAGGGAGCCCATGAGAGCGCGTGGGGCAGGAGCCCGTCCGGCCAGAACAATCAGCTCGGCATGAAGGGGCCCGGCACGCAGGTCGCGACGCACGAGTACGTCAACGGTCAGCGCGTCAACATGACCGACAGCTTCCGCGACTTCTCGTCGCCGGCGAAGCAGTTCGAGTTCTATTCCGAGCTGATGAGCCGCCCGGCTTTCGCCGACATCGGAAGGCAGAAGACCTACGAAGGCCAGATCGAGGCGCTCGACGACAGCCCCTACGCCACCGACCCGCGCTACGGCGACAAGGTCGACAGGCTCGCCAGCAGCATCAATCCTGGCCTCTACGATCTGGCCATCCGCGACATCGGCAGCAACTACGGCGCCATGGGGCGCGCCATGCGCGAGAATGCTGTCCCTGAGTTCGGCGGCTTGGTTTCGTCGCCTGCGCAGCCAAACGCGCCGTCGGCTCCGGCTTCTGCCGGCTTGATGATGAACATGGGCTACGCGCCGCAGGTCGACGCCATGTCCGACGTGATCGGCAGCATGATGACCTCGGCGCCGCGCTCCAGTGCGCCATCCAGCTACAACACCGACTACGAGGCAACGCCGTCCTTCGTGCAGGGCACTCCTTTTGCCTCGCCTCTGATGGACGCTGCCGTCTCGCCATTCGGTCACGCCGGCCCACAGGCGCCCGACACCATCGGGCGCGGCGTGGGCGGCTCTCCGTTCGGCTACGCCGGCACTTCGAGCTTCGACGCGGCCATGCGGAGCATGGGCCCGCAGTACGGCATCATGACCAACGACATTCCGACACACGATCTGCCGGCCGGGCTTCCGTCCTTCGTCGGCGCAGACATGGCGCGTGCCTTCGATCCGGCCGCTTTCTCCGGCCCTGCGCTGGGTGGCACGATTGGGGCCCAGGCTCCAGGTCCGATGATCGATGATCGCCAGGTCGAGAGCTACGGCTTCGCCGGCCAGGCGGTCGGCGCCAATGAGCGCCAGGCGACCAGCGGAACGTCGAAGCCCGAGACCTTCGCCGGCACGGGGGGTAGCGCTGCGAGGGGTATGCAGCTCGCCGACGACCTGACGAGCCCGATCGAAGTGCCGTCTCTCAAGGTCGCCAGCGTCGATCCGGATGTGACCGAGGAGGATACGCAGACGGCTCCATCGAGCCGCTCGTCGACCTCGACGCGGGCAGTCGACCCGCTGACAGGAAAATCGTATAATCCGCAAACGGGCTACACCTACCTGGCTGAGCCCCGCACGATCGCGCGCGTTCTCGACGCGGTCGTATCGCCCGTTCCGATGCTTGGCCCCCTCAACATGCTGGGAAGCATGTTCGGGTACTCCATCGGCAACGGCATGGCGAAAGGCGTCCCCGCCGACCCGCGCGATCCCATCGCGTACGGCGGCGCCGGAGCCGACAGTCGAGACGCGCAGTATCTCGCCGCGTCTCAGCCTTTCGCGCCGCCTGCGTCGCCGCAGACCGCCACGACTGCGGCGCTTGGCATTCCCGTCAATGCCGACTGGGCGCGCCGCAATTACCTGGGCGTCAGCGATCCGCGGCGCTACGGGCTCAACCCTCAACAGACCATGTTCGCCGCGCGCGGCGGGCTCGCAAGCCTCAGAGGCAAGTAAATGGCCGACAAGGACGACTACAAGGATCTCTCCGGCGAGTTCATGCAAACGGAGAGCGAAGAGTCGGACGTCCGCGACACCGAGGATGGTGGAGCCATTGTCACGCTCGAAGAGGCGCAGGAGGAGACGGAGCGCGAGGAGCATTTCGCCAACCTGGCGAAGTCGCTCGACAGCGGCGTGCTGGCCACGATCGCCGACAACCTGCTCGACGCGATCGAGCGCGACAAGCGCGCCCGCAGCGCCCGAGACAAGCAGCAGGAGACCGGCATCAAGCTCTCCGGCCTCTCCGACGAGGACAAGCAGGGGGCCGACATCGAGGGCGGGAGCATCGTCTCCCACCCGATGATCACCGAGGCGTGCATCGACTTCGCCGCCCGCGCGATGAAGGAGATCTTCCCGCCGACCGGCCCCGCCAAGGACCAGATCCTGGGTGAGGTCACGACCGAGAAGATCGAGAAGGCGCGCCGGAAGACGCGGCTGCTGAACCGTCAGGCGACCAAGGAGATCAAGGAGGCCCGCGCCGAGATGGAGCAACTGCTGTCGCAGGTGCCCATGGGCGGCTCGCAGTACCTGAACGTCTATCGCTGCCGCCGCCGCAGGCGCACAGCCTGGGAGTTCGTCCCGATCGACGACGTCCTGCTCCCGTACGCCGCCACGAACTTCGAGTGCGCGGAGCGCCGGACCATCGTCAAGCGCCTCACAGAACTGGGCTACAAACGCCGCGTGAAGAGCGGAGAATACATCGACGTCGACAGCTCGGCCGAGGCCTACCTGGAGACGACGGCCTCCGCGCAGGCCAGCGACAAGGTCGAAGGCAAGGAGGAAGACCCCTTCAACGCCGACGGTTTGCGCACGCTGTTCGAGGTCTACACGTTCCTCGACATCGAGGACGAGGACGACTTCCTCCCCTACGTCGTCACGATCGACAACTCGAGCCGTCGCATCGTCAGCGTCTACCGCAACTGGGACGAGGAAGACCCCGACCACGAGGAGCTGGCGCACATCGTCGAGTTCCCGTTCATCCCGTGGCGCGGCGCCTACGCGCTCGGCATGCCGCAGATCATCGGCGGCCTCACGGAGGCCATGACGGGCGCCCTGCGCGCCCTGCTCGACAGCGCCCACATCAACAACATCCCGACGGCCATCCGCCTCCAGAGCGGCACCGGCGGGCAGACGATCAGCCTGCGGCCGGGCCGCATCGCCGAGATCGAAGGCGCGATTGGAACGGATGCCGACATCCGCAAGAACGTGATGCCGATCCCGTTCAATCCGCCGAGCCCGGTGCTGTTCCAGATCCTCGGCTTCCTCGACGCCGCGGCGAAGCACGTCGTCCGCACGACGTTCGAGGATCTCGCCGAGCAGAAGCAGGAGATGCCAGTCGGAACGACCGTCGCCCTCATCGAGCAGGGCATGGTCGTCTTCTCCGCCATCCATGGGCGTCTGCATGACAGCATGAGGAAGGTGCTGGAGATCATGCACCGCCTCAACCGCTACCACCTGACGGAGAACGTCGAGTACGACGAGGAGGACGAGCCCCTAGCCACCCGTTCGGACTTCGACGGGCCGATGGACGTCTGCCCGGTCTCCGACCCGAAGATCTTCTCCGAGACGCAGCGCATGGCCCAGGTGCAGGCCGTGGCGCAGCGCCAGGCCGCTACGGCCCAGTGGGGCGTCTACGACCCGCGCGCGACCGAGAAGTGGATCCTGGAGGCCATGCAGCATCCGGATCCGGACGCCATCCTGGCGAAGGTGCCGGAGGCCCAGAACCTCAACGCGGTCAACGAGAACGCCGCGGCGATGCTCGGCAAGCCCGTCACCGCCTTCCCCGACCAGGACCACCTGGCGCACATCACGACGCACCTGGACTTCCTGCGCTCGCCCGTCCTGGGCGGCCACCAGTTCCTGGGGCGCGCGGCGATCCCGACGCTCGTGAACCACATGCGCGAGCACATCACGCTGCTCTACATCTCGATGGTCAACGAGGCCTCGTCCGAGCTTGCCGGGCAGGACATCTCGAAGCTCATGGATCCGAAGAGCGACGAGGTCATGGCCGAGTTCGACCGCCTCATGGCGAACGTCTCGCCGCAGGTCACGCAGGGCCTCAACCAGGTGCTGCAGTCGATCATCCCCGAGATCGAGCGCTACGCCCAGATCGCGCAGCAGATGCAGCAGCAGCAGATGCCGGCCGACCCGAAGGCGCAGGCGGCGATGGCAGAGGTCAACCGCAAGCAGGCCAAGGACCAGCAGGACAACCAGCTCGCCGTCGCCGAGCAGCAGCGCCAGGCCCAGAAGGACGCCGCCGAGGCTCAGCACAAGCAGCAGACCCTCCAGCAGGCGGGCGAGAAGAACGCCGCCGATGCCCAGCTCAAGGCGACGGACATCCAGGTCGACCATCAGAAGAACGTCGAGGACAACACGACGGCCCTCACCCTGGCCCAGATGGAGATCGCCGACGCCAGGGAGGCCCGCGCAGAGGCCAAGC